CCCCCCTTGCATTTTTTCGCGCGGGTATATTATATATAACTGTAGAACTAAAATTTTTTAATTTTTTTTGATACAATATTTAAAGGTAATAACAAAGAGTATCTATGAAATACGGAGCTGAAGCAGAAAAACAACTAATGACCGAGATATGGTCACCACAAGTTGCGGATGATCCTTACAACTTTGTCAAATTTATCTTTCCCTGGGGAGAAAAAGACACCCCCCTCGAAGAATTTACTGGTCCTCGTAAGTGGCAGGAAAAAATTTTAAAAGATTTAACAACTCACATACAAAGAAATCAAGGCGAAGTAACGCCAGAAATGTTTAGACTTGCTGTAGCAAGTGGTCGTGGAATAGGAAAGTCGGCTTTAGTATCTTGGTTAATACTTTGGATGCTATCAACCAGACTTGGTTCTACTATAATTGTTACAGCAAACACCGAACAACAGCTTAGATCAAGAACATGGGCGGAATTGGGTAAATGGCTAACCCTGTCCATAAACAACCATTGGTTTACCAAAACCGCAACTACCATAAAACCAGATAGCTGGTTTGAAGAAGCGTTAAAAAGAGATTTAAAAATTGATACTGGTTACTACTACGCCCAAGCACAGCTTTGGAGCGAGGAAAATCCAGATGCGTTTGCAGGCATTCATTCATCTTACGGAGTATGTCTGATAATGGATGAGGCATCGGGTATCCCCGCTCCTATCTACAGCGTATCAGAAGGTTTCTTTTCAGAACCAACCGAAAATCGTTTTTGGTTTACCTTTTCTAACCCGCGTAGAAACACAGGGCCTTTCTATGAGAGCTTTACATCTAAACGTAAATTCTGGAATTTAAAACAAATTGACTCCAGAACCGTAGAAGGAACAGACCAAAAGTTGTTTCAAACTATGCTTGAACAATATGGTGAAGATTCAACCGTTGCAAGAGTAGAGGTGTTGGGAGAGTTTCCAAATGCCGATGATGATAGTGTCATACCAATAGAACTAGCAAGAAATGCTATAGATAGAGATGTATCGCTAACCGCAAAAGCACCTATTGTGTGGGGTTTGGACGTAGCTCGTTTTGGTGGCGACAACTCAGCACTATGCGTTAGACAAGGTAATACAGTTTTTGAAATTAAAACTTTTAAATCAATGGATTTAATGCAATTATGTGGTGCAATTAAAAATAGATACGATGATTGCACGGCGCTAGAAGTACCACAAGAAATATTAATTGATGTTATTGGTCTTGGTAGTGGCGTAGTTGATAGGCTTGCAGAACAAAACTTACCAGTTAGAGGAATCAATGTAGCAGAAGCACCAGCTACTAGAAAAAATTATTTAAACCTACGCGCTGAATTATGGTTTTCTATAAAAGATTGGCTTACCCAGCGTGATTGCAGACTGCCAAATGATGATGAGCTTGTATCTGAGCTAGCCGCACCAAGTTACAAGTACACCTCAACTGGTAAAATAAAAATAGAATCAAAAGATGAAATGAAAAAAAGAGGAATAAAATCGCCCGACAAAGCAGATGCATTAGCATTAACTATGGCAAGTGCAGCTGCAAGTTTTAGTGGTGGCGAGAACTTTTTAGGGTATAATTTCAAGAAACCCTTGACATCAAGAATAATACGAGTGGGATAAAAATTTATGGAATACGACAAAAAAGAAATGAATTATAATATTGAAAATTTAATGCGAATGCTTGAGCTTTATAATATGCCGACAATTGGATCTGGGGCTGCATCCGATAAAGAAATGCAAATGTTTAAGGCTGCGCAGCGTATGCAGATGCCTATGCCTCCTGTCCCTACTGGTCGCTTAAGAGTACCCGTTATGGGATCTGGAGTTGCATCAGATAAAGAAATGGAAATGTTTGAGGCTGCTATGGGATCTGGAGCTGTATCCGATCAAGAAATGGATATTCTTGTAAATTTTTTAAAAAATTACAAACCATTAAAATTTAAAAATTATTACAAAGGCTTGCTACAGGAATAAAGTATGGAATACGACAAAAAAGATAAAAAGATGGATGTAACCGAAAATGCAAACTTAGAAGAGTTGCAGGGCGTGTTGAAATCCGAAATGGATGATGCCAAAGACTTTATAGACCAAATAGACGAAGAAAGAGCAGATGCTACAGACTATTATCTAGGCAACTCCCCATCAGCACAAAGTTCTATGCAATCAGAGTTTGTATCAACCGATGTTAGAGATAGCGTATTGTTTATGCTACCAAGCATCATGCGAACTTTCTTTGGTACTAACAAAGTAGTGGAGTTTATACCTCACGGCCCTGAAGACATTGAAGTTGCTAAACAACAAACAGAATACATTAATTACATTATTCAACAAAAGAATCCTGGTTTTAAAGTTATGTATGACGTTTTTAAAGATGCGCTTATTAGAAAAACTGGTTATGTAAAAGCTTACTGGGATGACACAATTAGTGCATCAACCCATGAATATACCAATATATCGCCAGAAGCCTATCAAGCATTAATGCTAGATCCTGATGTCGAAATGGTAAAAGAAAAGGTTGAAATGCAAAGTATGACACTTTTTGATCAAGTTACTGGAGAAGAAATAGTACAAGAAACTCCAGCTAGTTATGATGTAACCATTAGAAGAGTAAAAGCTAAAGACCAAGTTTGTATCGAAGCCGTACCAACTGAAGAAATATTAATATCAAGATACGCAAGAGATTTACACTCATCGCCTTACGTTGCTCACAGAATGATTAAAACTGTAAGCGACTTAGTTGCTATGGGTTATGACAAAGAAGAAATGGAACAATATGCTGGTTCTGGAAGCGAGGTAGATGAAGAATCTTACGAGCTAGAACAGGCAAGAAACCCATACGCAGATTTTACTGGTGTTGATAGAGCAGATAGCAATAGTAAAAATGTTCTTTATGTAGAACATTATGTTTTTTATGATTTAGATGGCGATGGCATAGATGAAAGGGTAAGGGTATGTACCGTTGGAAATGGATTAAATATTGTTAATACAATTCCCTGGGATGATTTACCTATTACACTCTTCTGTCCCGATCCTGAACCGCATACCTCCATCGGTTCATGTCCAGCAGATTACCTAATGCCTATCCAAGCGGCTAAATCTCAGATAATGAGAGATACGCTTGATAGTTTAGGCCACGCCATCTTCCCGCGAATGGGAATAGTTGAAGGGCAAGTAAACATTGATGATGTTCTAAACACCGATATAGGACAACCAATTAGAATGAGAGCGCCTGGAATGGTGCAACCATTTACTGTACCTTTTGTTGGTAAAGAGGCTTTTCCAGTTTTATCTTATTTAGATGAATCTAAAGAAAACAGAACTGGCGTATCTAAAGCTAGTGCTGGATTAAACGCAGATGCGTTGCAAAGTTCTACAGCTTCAGCAGTATCAGCAACCATGTCTGGCGCACAAGGCAGAATAGAACTTATTTGCAGACACTTTGCAGATGGTATGAAAGATTTATTTAAACTGGTTAATTCTTTGGTTATCAAACACCAAGAAGGCCAAGATGTAATGAGATTAAACAATGAGTTTATTCCTGTAGATCCTAGATATTGGGACACAGATAAAGATATGGTAGTTAATGTTGCTATATCTAAATCATCTGATGAAGAAAAATTCCAAGTTCTTACAGCTATGGCACAAAAACAAGAACAAATATTACAAACACTAGGGCCACAAAATCCTTTGGTTAATTTACAGCAATATGCAAACACATTAACTAAGATGATTGAAATGGCTGGGTTTAAAGATGCTAAATCGTTTATTAATACTGAAGTTCCACCATTACCGCCTATGCAACCAGAACAGCAGAAACCTGATCCAGCAGAAATGCTTGCACAAGCTGAAGCAATGAAAGCACAAAACTTAGGACAAAAAGCAATTATAGATGCCGAAACTGACAGAATGAAAATCATTATGGAAGATGACAGAAACCGTGATGAAGCAGAAGCAAACATGAAAATTAAAATTGCTGAACTACAAGCTAAGTACGGCGCGCAAGTTAATGTAGCTGAGATTAATGCAATTATGGAAAGAGATAGAGAAGCAATAAGACAAGTTGCAAAAACTCAATCACAAGGAATGTTTACAAATGGTAACGGTCAACCAAACGGATAAAATTTACGAATTAGAATTTTTAAAAGGAGATTTAATTTATATTGGTGCTGACATTAAAGCTAAGAATTTAGAAGAAGCTACGCAAGTTGCTTTAGTTTTTTTACAGATACCAGAAGACTCAGAACTAATATCTTCAAAGGTAACCCACATACATTAGAGGATTGAAATGATTACATACAGAGGTGAAAGATTTAGCGGTTTTAACAAACCAAAACGAACACCAGGTAAATCTAAAAAGTTTGCTGTAGTAGCCAAAGTAAAAGATAAAACAAAACTTATTCGTTTTGGTGATCCAAACATGACGATTAAAAAAGACCAACCTAAAAGAAGAAAAAGTTTTCGTGCTAGGCACAAGTGCGATAGCAACCCACCTAGTAAACTAACCGCAAGATATTGGTCTTGCAAAAAATGGTAAGGAGATAATATGCCTGGAAAAGGATTATACGCAAACATACACGCTAAAAGAAAAAGAATTAAAGCTGGCTCAAAAGAACGAATGAGAAAAGTTGGTTCAAAAGGCGCACCAACAGCAAAAGCTTTTAAAAAAGCTGCTAAGACAGCAAAGAAAAGGAGATAATTATGCCAAGAGGAAAAGGAACTTACGGATCTAAAAAAGGTAGACCGCCAAAGAAAAAAAATAAAGGTAAAAAAAAGTAATTACATCGCTTTTATGCGGTGTGTTATAATTTTACTTTTAAAATATTGGAGAAATAATGGATATATTAAATATAATTATGTGGGTTACAGCTATAATTTCTATAGCTTCTGTTGTAGCCGCAATTACACCAACACCTAAAGACGACCATTGGTTTAGTTATCTTTACAAAGCAATTGATTGGTGTGCTTTAAATGTTCTAAAAGCTAAAGATAAATAATATGAGTTTTTTTAAAAACTTGTGGGACAAAGTTACTGGAACGCAAAGAGTTACAGTAAGAGCTAGAAACAAAAAAGGACGTTATGTTGCAGATGATGCATCAACACCAGATGTTAATGAAGCATACACAACCAAAAGAATTAAAAAATCTAAATAATGGCTAAATCACCAGATGCATTTGTTACAATGCTACGCTAGATAGGATTGTTGACGGAGATACATTTGATTGTATTTTGGATCTTGGTTTTGATGTCAAACTTCACAAACAACGCGTTAGGCTTGCTGGTATAGATACTCCAGAAAGCAGAACGCGTGATCTTGCCGAAAAGAAACTTGGTCTTGCTGCAAAGGAAAGACTAAAAGAGTTGTGTGTAGGCAATATAAAAATTAAATCATTAGGCAAAGGCAAGTATGGTCGTATATTAGGTATACCATATACAGAAGACGGCAGAGATATTTGCGATGTTCTTATCAAAGAAGGTCACGCTGTTGAATATGATGGGGGAAAGAAAAGCAAGGTTTGGGGTGACTATTAAAACCCTGTGGAATCAGCAGTAACAATAATTCAAGAAGTAGGTTTTCCTATTGCAGCAGCGTTAGGACTTGGTTGGTTTATTTATAAACTTATCATGCGTATTGTTGATGGTATGGAAACAAAACTTGATACCGTAGATGAAAAAGTAGAGAGCCAAATTGCAGCTATAGAAGAACGACTTGGCACAAAACTTGATTCACAACATGGTATTTTGGTAGCATTGATAGATAGAGTGCGTAGTTTAGATAACGAAATAATACGCCAAGACACCTTAATTAAAACAATATTAGGTGTTCCACAACTTATAGATAGCAATAAAATTGCCAAGGCGGATAGAGATGACCAAAGAAAAGATTGATCCTTATGAATTAGAAAAAACCAGAATAGCTGTATGGGGATTTTTTATAGTTGCTATTATGTTTACAACTATTATGGGTATAAGTTTAGCGGCTGATACTATAACTCACAAATTTAAGTCACCTAGTTTTAACGGTATGGGTACTAGCTCTCATTACTTAACCATAGAAAACCAAGAACACACTCGCAAACTTACTCTTAAAGAAGAGATAAAAGCATTACAAGATGAAATAAAAAGAGAGAAAGAAAACTCTACACTTGCAAGATTTATGCGTAACCTTGAATCAAGAGTATATGCAGAATTATCAAGGCAGTTAGTAAATAACTTGTTTGGTGAAACACCACAAAGTTCAGGTACAATAACACTAGAAGGCAACACCATAGAATACACTAGCGATGGTGTAACATTAACCCTAAAAATTACAGAATCAGATGGAACAGTTACAGAAATTACAATACCTATTGGTACTTTTACTTTCTAGTTGTTCTATATTTGACCAATTTGAAGATACTTACGAGCAAAGATATTCAGACAAAGACATAGTATCAATTCAAGATTTACAATCTGTAGAACTTAAAAACGCAGCTATACCAAAAATTAGTCCTGTAGTTGCTGTTTATCCTACAGCTTTTACAGACCAAACAGGACAACGTAAAAGTAACAGCGAGTTTGCTTTGTTTAGTACCGCAATAACTCAGCAACCTAATGCACTACTTATTAGAGCCTTAAAACACGCTGGTAATGGTCAATTTTTTAGAGTTGTTGAAAGAGTTGGTTTAGATAACTTAACCAAAGAAAGACAGCTTATAAGATCAGCAAGAGAACAAACTGCTAGTGAGGACGAAAAAAAGAAAGCTCTTAGACCTCTTTTATTTGCTGGTATTTTAATAGAAGGTGCCGTAATTTCTTATGAATCTAATTTAGAAAGTGGTGGTTCTGGAGCCAGGTATTTAGGTGTAGGTAAAAGTGTTCAATACAGAGAAGACAACATAACCGTAAGTTTACGTATGGTTTCTGTTGCTACAGGCGAGGTTTTACTAGAAGTATTAAGTCAAAAGACCATATTTAGTTACGGCAAATCTGAGGACATATTTAAGTTTATTGAGGCTGGAACTGAGTTAGTAGAAGTAGAAATGGGTAATGCAAGGAATGAGTCATCAACCATAGCTCTAATGAAAGCTATTGAAGGTGGTGTGTTAGAAATAATAGAATCTGGTTATGAAAAAGGTTTCTGGATTTTACAAAATAATAATGAAGGAGTAGAATTAAAAAATGAAGAAATTAAAATTGATAAGCCTGATTGTGATGATGAGTGCGTTGACAACATACGCGGCTGATAACGAAATATACGTAGATCAATCTGGTACTGGAGCAAATATAGACCTAGAACAACTAGGTATATCTAATATCATTGGTGGTTTAAACAGCTCTGCAGGCAGTTTAACCGCTTTTGATTTAGATGGTAACAGTATGACACTTGACATCAATATGATTGGTGCGACCAACAAGTTTCTTGGTGATATAAACGCTGACAATTTTACAGGTTTATATAATTTTACTGGTGGTACTAATGCATTTACTATTCAAGTAGATCCAACTAATACATATAGCTCAGATGGCTCTGACCACAACGTAGCAGTTACAGGAAGCAGCAATACTTTTACTTTAAATCAAGGTACTACAGCATTGGCAGCTTCTCTTAATTTAGATTGGATTATTCAAGGTTCTAACAACACAGTTACATCAAATATTAATATTGATGGAGCAACCAACTATATGGATATAGACGGTTCTGATAACACAGTTACTTATACAGGTACAGGTGTTAATGCTTCAGCAGGTGGATATTTTTGGTTAGATCATACTGGTGGTTCAAGAAACTTTAATATTCAACAACTGAGTACCCAAGACAATGACTGGCTTAAAATCATATCCGTTTCTGGCACTTCTGCTTCTACTGTTTGTGTCATTCAAAACGACCAAGGTACAAGCCTCGGTTGCTGATATTGGTGGTATATCTGAACTCAATGGTTCGGCACAAATAGTAAGAAACGAGCCACTAGAAGCTAAATTAAAGTTTGCTATACAAAGTAACGATGAAGCCATAACAACAAATGGTCGTATGGCTATTACTTTTCTTGATGATTCAACAGTTAAACTAACTGAACATTCACAGCTTTTAATTGATGAATACATTTACGATCCCGACCCAAGCAAATCAAAGATGGCCCTTACCTTTGGACTTGGCACAGCAAGGTTTATTACAGGCAATCTAAACCGTATAGATAAACAAAACATTACTTTAAAAACACCTACAGCCAACATAGCAATACGTGGTACTGACTTTACTGCTACGGTTGATGAACTTGGTCGTAGTTTAATTATTTTATTACCTGATAAGTTTGGTTTATCTAGTGGCGAAATATTAGTAACTACTGGCATGGGAACAGTAACACTAAACAAACCCTATCAAGCAACTACTGTAAATGTATTTGAATCAACCCCAACAAAACCAGTAATCTTAGATTTAACATTAGATGTTATAGACAATATGTTAATTGTTACACCACCTAAAGAAGAGGTGGTTGTAGAAGAAGAAACAACTACCACAAAAACTGACAGCGTTTTAGATTTTAACGACTTAGATATAGATTATCTTGCAGAAGACTTTTTAGAAGATGATTTAGAGTTTACAGAACTAGACATAAATTATCTTGATGTAAATTATCTTGAAGATTTACTTAATGTATTAGATGCTTTGGCAATAGCAGAAGAAGAAGATCAATTGGCACAAGCCACAAGCACACAAATATCTGGTACTTTATTAGGTAAAGATCCTGACACACAAATAACAACACTTATAACTGGTAATCTTGTAAGTTTAAGAAGGGAAGTAAACGAAAGTGTTAGAGTAGATTTAGATGGCAGTAATGCCTATACAGTTATTTTGATACAAGATGGCGTTTCAAATATAATTAAAGTTAACGGAGGCAGCGATAGTGTTATCACTATCACTCAGAGTGATTAAATGAAGCGACTATTATTACCATTGCTTATAATACTAGCATTGCCATTAGCATTTCAAAGTACGCCTACAGAAATATTAAAATTAAAAGTTTTTGACTACCTTGTACCTAAACAAGAACCATCTGGTTATTTCACTATATTAAATATTACAGAAGAAGACATTAACAACGAGGGCGGTTGGCCAATACCAAGAAAAAGGCTTGGAGATATACATAAAGAAATTATTGATGCTGGAGCTACAGGTGTGGGGTGGGTTATAAGTTTTCCGCATCCAGATAGATTTGGCGGTGATGAATATTTTGCAGAATCTCTTTCCTATGGTACATCTATTTTGGCTTCATTTGAATACCCAAATCAAATATACCCAAAAACTGTTGGTACAGTTATCAAAGGACCTGATATTGGTGGTATGCTTTCTATGGGTGTGGTACAGAATACTGACAGCCTAAGAAATAAATATATACAAGAAGGTATATCTGCTGCACCCGTTGATGTTGATAATCTCGTTCGCAGAATCCCTTTACTATTAAAAACTCCAGATGGATATGTAAGTTCTTTTGGTACTGAAGTTTTAAAAACTTTAGTAGGTGCAAGAACTTATGTAATAACAACTAATGATCTTGGTATTCAAGAAATAGCTGTTAGAGGAATACCACCTGTTAAAACAGATAGTCTTGGTCGTAAATGGATTAGTTGGGTTGATACACCACAAACCACATTACAAGAAATGAATGTAAAAGATAAATTTGTTTTTGTTGGTGTAACTGCTCCAGGAGTTATGCCACAAGTTGCAACTCCAACTGGATTATTAGAACCACATAAAATACAAGCTGCATTAGCTGAGTCAATTTTGATAGAAAATTCACCAAGTGTCCCAGATTGGCATTTAGCAGCCGAAATATTAATTTTGCTAATTTTTGTGTCGCTGGTGTGGCTCACAATCAATTATTTCAATGTGGTTAAGGGTGCAAGTATAGTTGGAATTATCTTGCTCACCACGGGCTTCTTAGGCGTTTTTAGCGTTCAAAAAGGATATTTAATTGATTTTTCATGGACTTTTGTGTCACAAATCATAACTTCTACTATTTCTTTCTATCTTAACTACCAAAAACAATATAAATTACGACAAGAGATAAAAAAACAATTTGAACATTATCTTGATCCACGCCAAGTAAAACAATTACAAGACAATCCTAGTTTATTAAAACTTGGTGGTGAAAAAAAAGAAGCAACATTTTTATTTACTGATGTTAGAGGATTTACTTCTTTGTCAGAAAAATTACAACCAGAACAGGTTACTGAATTAATGAACCAAGCTTTAACAATACAATCTAATGCAGTACAAGAGCATGGTGGCATGGTTGATAAATATATTGGCGATGCGATGATGGCTATATTTAATGCTCCATTAAATTTACCAGAGCATCAAAACCAAGCAATACTTGCTGCACAAAAAATACAAGAAGATATGCAAGTTGCTGATATGCCGTTAAAAATTGGCATAGGAGTAAATACTGGAGAGGCTGTTATTGGCAACATGGGTAGTGATACTAGGTTTGATTATTCAGCTATTGGTGATTGTGTAAACACCGCAGCAAGATTAGAGTCAGCAACTAAAGATGTTGGTGTCGATATACTAATTGGTGAAAATACTGCAAAAAATTGCGATTTTGAGTTAAAATCACTAAAATCTATTAAGGTTAAAGGAAAATCAAAATATTTAAAAATCTATACAACTATATGACTACAAAAAGAATAACAGCAAGCCATGTAGCTGCCGACTTAGCGGTTTCAAAAAAAGAAAACGAAGAACGCTGGAAAACAGCATTTAATGAGTTTTCAGATATAAAACAAGAAATAGCATCAATAAATAACACTATTAAAATGGCAACATTTGGAGTCTTTGGTTTTATTGGCGCTTTATCTATTGCAATAATAACGGTGATTTTATGAAGAATATTTTAAAAAATATAATAGGTGCTGTAGCGCCAACACTAGGCACAGCAATTAGCGGGCCTTTAGGCGGAATGGCTATGAACAAGATAGCAGATGTATTGGGTGTATCTAACGACCAAAAATCTGTGCAACAAGCAATACAAAACGCCACACCAGAACAAATGCTTGAACTTAAAAAAGCTGAACAAGAGTTTGAAGTTCAAATGAAAGAACTTGATGTTGATGTTTTTAAATTAGAAACACAAGACAAACAAAACGCTAGAGGTTTATTTAGTAAAGATTGGACTGCAAGAATTATAGGTTTGTTTACAATAGGTGGTTTTCTTGGTTATATATTTTTGGTTACACTTCAACCACCAGAGCAAAACAGCGAAGCGTTAATTAATTTAGTGCTTGGTTATCTTGGAGGATTGGCAAGTGCAATTATTTCGTTCTATTTTGGAGCATCTCACACTAGCGACAAAAAGGAATAACATGAATATATCAAAAGAGGGATTAACCTTAATTAAAAAATTTGAGGGTTGTAAATTAGAAGCCTACAAATGCGCAGCAGATGTATGGACAATAGGTTATGGCTCAACTAAAGGTGTTAAAGAAGGCGACACTATTACTCAACAAGAAGCAGAAGAATTGCTTATTAAAGATGTAGAAGTATTTGAAAAAGCTGTAAATGATGCTGTAAAAAGATCTATGGTTCAATGTCAATTTGATGCTTTGGTATCATGGACCTTTAATTTAGGTGCAGGCAATCTTAACTCTTCAACCATGTTAAAAAAATTAAATAATCAAGAATATGATGAGGTAGTTCCACAAATGAAAAGATGGAACAAAGCAACTGTAAATGGAGAAAGACAAGTT